CAACTGAGTCAGGACGCTGCGCAGAAGCTGCTTGACGTCATGGGCCCGAAGATGGCCGAACGTCAAATGGCTCAGATTCAGGCCGTTCAGGGCGCTTGGATGGAGGCATCCAAGCAGGACAAGGAATTCGGCGGCCCCGCGCTTGCCGAGAACCTGGCCGTTGCCAAGAAGGCGCTGGATGCGTTCGGCACCACCGAACTCCGCACGCTGCTCAACGAGTCTGGGCTGGGGAATCACCCGGAGATCGTCCGGTTGTTCTTCCGCGCAGGCAAGGCAATCAGTGAGGATCGTGTCGTGACGGGCTCGACCGGGCAGGCCAAGGCCGGCCCCAAGTCGTTCTCCGATCTGGCCGATGTTCTGTACTCGTAACTAACTCCAACAAAGGAATCACACAATGGCAGTTCTCTCTACGTCAAATCTGACGCTGGCCGACTGGGCCAAGCGCACCGATCCGGATGGCCGCGTGCCGGTCATCGCGGAACTCCTCTCGCAGTCAAACGAAATCCTTGAGGACTGCGTCTTCAAGGAAGGCAACCTCCCCACGGGCGAGCGCGTCGTCATCCGCACCGGGCTGCCCGCCGTCTACTGGCGTGCGCTCAACCAGGGCATCCCGAACAGCAAGAGCACGACCGCTCAGGTCGATGAGGCTTGCGGCATTCTGGAAGCCCGCAGCGAGGTTGACAAGGATCTGGCGATGCTGAACGGCAACACCGCGCAGTTCCGTCTGTCCGAAGACGTCGCGTTCCTCGAAGCGATGAACCAGACGCAGGCGACCACCCTGTTCTACGGCAACCCCGCCATCGAGCCGAAGTCGTTCCTCGGTCTTGCAGCGCGTTACTCAACGACCCCCGGCGGCTCTGGCGTCGGCCAGAACATCATCGAGGGTGGCGGCACGAGCACCGACAACACCTCGGTCTACCTCGTCGTTTGGGGTGACAACACGGTGTACTGCCCGTTCCCGAAGGGCAGCACGGCAGGTCTGATGCATGAGGATCTCGGCGAGCAGACCGTGTACACGGACTCCGGCGCGAACCGCATGCAGGCTTACGCTACCCGCTACCAGTGGAAGAACGGTCTGGTCGTGAAGGACTGGCGCTACGTCGTTCGCATTGCGAACATCGACGCGAGCGACATGTCCAACGCAAGCAACACGCAGGCATCCAGCGCAGCCACGCAGCTCATCAAGTTGATGACCCGCGCCCTGTACCGCATCCCGAACATGGCGATGGGCCGTGCGGCTTTTTACATGAACCGCACCGTTCATGGCGGTCTTTCCATCCAGGCGATGGATCGTGCCCAGAACGTGCTGTCCGTGCAGCAGGGTCTCTCGCAGTTCGGTACCCCCTATTCGTGGCTGTCGTTCCTCGGCGTTCCGTGCCGCCGTGTCGATGCCCTCATCAACGCAGAAGCTCGCCTTACCTGATAGGTAAGACAGAAAGGACACACAATGATTCTCGACAAGTTCAATCAGCTCGGCTCAACCTCATCGATCACCTCGGCATCGACCTACGCGCTGCCCGACGTCATCGACCTCCAGAGCAGCACTTCGTATGTTGCGACCGCCAGCGGCGGGCTTTACACCGTTGGGCAGGGGACGCAGAACCGCGACCTCGGCTCCGGTGGCGACCTGTACGTGTACTTCAGCGTCACGACCGCCTTTGCCGGCGGTACGAACGCCACGTTCCAGGTGGTTGTGTCGAACTCCTCAACCCTTGCGTCTGGAAACATCGTGGTTGGCGAAACCGGCCCGATTGTGAATGGCAGCCTCGGGAAGGGTGCTCAGGTTGCAGTGCGCATCAACCCGCAGCTGTTGGGATCCACTGGACTCCAGTACCTCGGCGCCCAGGTGGTCACGACTGGCACGAACACCGACGGCGTGGTGCGCGGTGACGTCGTGATGGACATCCAAGACGGCAAGCGCGCATACGCTTCCGGCTTCACGGTGGCTTGATAGGAGCAACTCATGGCAAAGGTCAAGGCAAAGGTTCTCTGCTTCGTGGATAACGGACTCCGTAATCCCGGAGACGTTTTCGAGTACAAGGGTCCGTACAACCATCACCTTGAATATCTCGATGTTGTGGAAGCGAACCCGGACCCCACACCTTCCGACGTGCCGCAGCCCCGTCTTCGCAAGACCAAGGTGGCCGAGGCCGCAGGCACGGAGTGAGCTCGTAACGAGTGAGTGAACACGAAGGGGCGTCGGCCTAAACACCCGGCGCCCCTCTTTGCTAGGAGGATCGAATGGCAAGCGTGGTTGAGATCTGCAATCTGGCACTCGCGCACCTCGGCGACGACGCCTCCATCGCCAGCATCGACCCGCCCGAGGGGTCGGCGCAGGCCGAGCACTGCGCTCGGTTCTACCCAATCGCCCGCGACAGCCTTCTCCAGATGCACGCCTGGAACTTCGCGTCCCGTCGCGCACTGCTCGCGCAGGTCTCGATGCCGTACTCCATGTGGAAGTACGCCTATGCCTGCCCCGGCAACATGATGGTTGCCGTCAGCGTGCTGCCGCACGACGCTGAGAACGACTACGCAGCCAAGTTCGTCCCAAGCGATACCCCAGACTTCCTGCACAACTACGCACCGCTAGTCGCTGCCGGGCGCTACGTGCCGCAGCCCTACAGCATCGAGACCGACACGCTCGGCAACAAGGTGCTGTACACCGACCAAGAGAACGCGCTGCTGCGATACCAGGCGCTCATCACGGACCCGACCAAGTTCGACCCGCTGTTCGTCATGGCGCTGTCGCACCACCTTGCCGCAATGCTTGCTGGCCCGGTCATCAAGGGCGATCAGGGCGCGGCTGAGGGCAAGCGGCAGGCGCAGATGATGATGGCGTACTTGCAGCAAGCCCGCATGTCGGACGCCAACCAGCGCAACATCAAGCCGGAACACATCACGGGCTGGATTGCAGGACGCTGACCAATGCCAAGCACCCGCATCTACAACAGGTCGTTCGCAGGCGGCGAACTGTCGCCGGAGATGTTCGGGCGTATTGATGACATCAAGTTCCAGACCGGAGCCGCCAAGCTGCGGAACTTCATCCCAACCCCGCAGGGGCCGGCAGAGAACCGGCCTGGCACGTTCTACGTTGCAACGGTCAAGGACAGCACCAAGCGCACGCGACTGCTGCCGTTCACGTACAGCACGACGCAGACGATGGTGCTTGAGTTTGGGCAGGGCTATATCCGATTCCACACGCAGGGCAGCACGTTGCAGGCTGGATCGCCGGCGGCCTACAACGGTGCGACCGCGTACGTGGTGGGTGACTTGGTGTCCTCGGGTGGGGTGAAATACTACTGCATCGCGGCCACGACTGGCAACGCACCGCCGAACGCGACGTACTGGTATCCGCTGCCCTCAAGCGCCTACGAGATCCCGTCGCCCTACCAAGAGGCCGACCTGTTCTCAATTCACTACGTGCAGTCAGGCGACGTGCTGACGCTTGTGCACCCTAACCACGCGCCGCGTGAACTGCGTCGCCTTGGTGCTACGACGTGGACGCTGACGTCGATCACGTTCGTCGCTCCGGTCGCAGTGCCTGGAGCCCCAACGGTCACGGCCAGTCGAGGTGACGCGCTCAACATCACGGGCATCACGCAGGCAAACCCAGGTGTTGTGACTACGGTCGGCAATCACGGTTTCGCCATCGGCGACAGCGTGTACGTCAATGGTGGCACCATGACGCAGTTGCTGGGTTTCTATCTCATCAACAGCGTGCCGGCTACCAACACGTTCTCAGTCAAGGCGTACGACACTGGCGTCCCGGTCGATACGACGGCCTACACCGCATGGGCGAGCGGCGGGTTCGTGCAGTTCGGTGACAAGAGCCTCGACTTCGACAACTACTACGTCGTGACGGCCATTGCGCAGAACGCGGTGGACGAGAGCGCGGCAAGCCCGAGCGGCAATGTCATCAACAACCTGAACGCCATTGGCGCCAAGAACACGATCAGCTGGAGCGCAGTCGCGGGTGCGCTCCGGTACAACGTGTACAAGCGCCAGAGCGGACTGTATGGATACATCGGCCAGACGGCTGCTACGTCGTTTGACGATGACAACATCGCGCCTGACATGGGCATCACTCCGCCCATCGTCGAAACTCCGTTCAACAGCGCGAACAACTACCCGCGCTCGGTGTCGTACTTCGAGCAGCGGCGCATCTTCGCCGGCACGAACAACGCTCCGCAGACGATCTGGATGACGCGCTCGGGCACGGAGAGCGACCTGTCCTACTCATTGCCGGTCAAGGACAGCGACCGTATCAGCATCCGCGTGGCTGCCCGCGAACTCAACACAATCAATCACATCGTCCCGCTGACGCAGTTGCTGCTGATGACTAGCAGCGCGGAATGGCGTGTCAGCCCGATCAACTCCGATGCGCTGACGCCGACCACCATCAGCGTGCGACCCCAGTCGTACATCGGCGCCAACGACGTCCAGCCCGAGATCGTGAACAACACGGTCGTGTACTGCGCTGCCCGAGGCGGTCACGTGCGCGAGCTCGGCTACTCGTGGCAGGCCAGCGGCTTCGTGACTGGCGACCTGTCCATCCGGGCAGCCCACCTGTTCGACGACCTGACGCTGGTGGACATGTGCTACAGCAAGAGCCCGCAGCCGATCCTGTGGTTCGTCAGCAGCAACGGCAACCTGTTGAGCCTGACCTACATGCCGGAGCAGCAGATCGGCGCCTGGGCGCAGCACGACACGCTGGGCCTGTATGAATCATGCACCGCCGTGGCCGAGGGCAACGAGGACCGCGTGTATGTGGTGGTCAAGCGCACGATCAACGGCAACTCGGTGCGCTACATCGAGCGGATGGCTAGCCGGCAGATCACGACCCTTGAGGCGTGCTTCTTCGTGGACGCGGGCCTGACGTACGACGGCACGAACACCACGGCAACGACCGTAACTGTCTCTGGCGGCACGACTTGGGGTCCGTCCGACGTGCTGACGATCACGTCCAGCACCCCGATCTTCGCGTTCCCGGCCACGACCGACATCAATGACGCCATCGTCCTGACCGACACGGCTGGCAACAAGTACCGACTGCGCATTATCGGCACGAGCAGCACGACGGTGGCGACCGCCCGGGTTGACGTCACGCTGCCCGTCGCCCTGCGCAACACCGCCACGACCGTCTGGGCGTTCGCCAGAGACAGCGTGAGCGGCTTGGGGCATCTGGAGGGGGCAACGGTCAGCATCCTCGCTGATGGGGCCGTACAGCCGCAGGAAACCGTCTCCAGCGGCTCCGTGACGCTAGACCGTGCCGCAGTCCTGATCCACGTCGGCCTGCCCTACGAGAGCGATCTACAGACCCTGCCGGCGGTGATGAGCATCGACGGTTACGGGCAGGGGCGTTATAAGAACGTCAACAAGGCATACTTGCGGGTGTTCAAGTCAAGCGGCATCTTCGTGGGCCCGACGGCTGACCGGCTTGTGGAGGCCAAGCAGCGCACGACTGAGCCCTACGGCACCCCGCCGCGCCTGAAGTCCGACGAAATCGACGTTGACCTGAAGCCAGCTTGGCGGGCCGGCGGCCAGGTCTACATCCGGCAAGCCGACCCGCTGCCCCTGACGGTCGTGGGTCTGACCCTTGAAGTTGCGCTAGGAGACTGACGATGACGGCATTCCCACAGACTCAATTCATTGCCGGGTACAGCACCTTTGGTGCGCAAATGGCGCCACCGCAATCAAGTTCGATCAACTGGTCAGGTGTTGCCGAGGGGCTGCAGATCGGCGGCAACATCGCGTCGATCTTCGGAGCCTTCACGGGTGCCATCGGGTCGTACTACTCGCTGAAGTCGCAGCAGAACCAGCTCAAGATGCAGGCGCAGAATGCGGCGTTCGCCGCGCAGATGACGCGCATCAACCGCCGAGCAGCCGAGTTCACCGCCACGCAGGTCGGTCAGCAGGGTCAGGCCGCAGCCGGCCAGTACACCATGCGGGCAGGTCAGGCCCGTGCCGGCGCTCGCACCGGGATGGCTGCTCGAGGTATCGCGCTTGGGCAGGGGACGGCCAAGGAAGTCGTCGCCAGCATGGACCTGGTCAAGGAGATCGACCGGCTCTCCATCAACGCATCGACCGTACGGGCGCAGGAGGCTGCCCGGTTGCAGGCGTTCAACCTCGGCACCCAGGCCACGATGGCCGAACTGTCGAGCCGGAACCTGTCGAGCGCAGCCGGCACGATCATGCCCGGCTTCGGGGCTGCCACCAGCCTGCTCGGCAGCGCGGTCGATATCGGCGCCAACTGGGCCCGCAACAAGCGCATCGACGAACTGCTGCAAGGCGTAGCCACCGAACGATTCTGAGGTACTTATGCCCACCGTCCCGACCACCTTCGTCCCGCAAGTCACCCCGCCCGGAGGTGGTGACATCGGCCAGTACCAGGCTCCCGCCGTGGAGCCCATGCGCAACTACACGGGCGAGCAGGTCCAGCAGTTCGGACAACAGTTGACCCGCGCAGGCATGACGGCGTTCAGCATCGGCGATGCGATGCAGGACCAGATTGACGAGGCCGCTGCCAAGGAAAGCGACGTCGCATTCCTGCAACAGGCCAACGAGATCATGCGTGGCCAGAACGGCTACCTGAACACCGCCGGCAAGGACGCCGAAACGTCATACGTCAGCGTCAACGAGCAATTGATTCAGGCCGGACAGGCGAGCATGGACCGCCTGAACGAGGGCCAGAAGCGGCTCTATCAGAACGTCCTCGCCCGCAACATGATGACATTCCAGGCGCAGGTGCAGACGCACCGCGACCAGCAGGTCAAGGTCTACGCTGGGAACGAGGCCACCGCCCGAGCCAACCAGTACGTCAACCTTGCCATTCAGGACTACAAGGAGCGCGATGCCGTCACGACCGACGGGTTACCGACTGGCGCATACAACACGAATCTGGGCGTGGCGCTCAACGAGATCCGCACCGTGGGTCGTCTGCGCGGCTACGCCGAGGACAGCGCCCAGATGCGCGAACTAGAGAACGCGGTTTACACGCAGGCTGCGCAGGGCGTCGTGAACCGACTGATGATGGACAGCCAGTATCAGGACGGGCTCGACTACGTGCGCAAGCAGTTGGAGCTCAACCGAATCGATCCGGCCAAGGGTGACGCGATGATTGCATCGCTTGACGCCAACCGCAAGCGTCAGATGGTGGACGAGTTGACTACGAATATCCGCACGACCGGGGTGCTGGACACGCCCGCCGGCACGGGGAACTTCGACCAGATCATCGAGAACGGTCGCATCAACGTCGATGGCAAGGGCGTGAACATCGAGGCGCCCCCAGGCGCTCCCGTCAACGCTCCGGCCAACGGCACCGTCACGAGCGTCGATGTCAATACGGTCACGATTGAAACGATCGACGGAACCACCATGACGTTTGACAACGTCGCTGTGTTTGGGATGCTGGCTGAAGGGCAAACGGTCAACCGTGGCGAGCCAATCGGTATGGTCGGTAAGTACGATGCAGCCGAAGACGGCCTGTATCGCATCGGATACACCGCCACCCGCAACGGCGAGGCCATTGACCCGCGCAACCTGAACTCGCTTGACGACTCCGACCGAGACGAGGCACGCCGACCGCTGACGCTGCGCGATGCTCTGACCGTGGCCGAGCGCATTCAGGACCCCGAGGTCCGCAAGCAGGTGCAGTCGAACTTGCGCACGCAGTTCGCGCAGGAGGACGCGCTGGTCAAGCAGGAATACCGTGAACGATTGGATGCGATCACCGAGTTCTTGGCGGTCCCCGGGAACACCGTCGGCAAGATTCCGCCTGCACTATGGGGTGGGTTGAAGAAGAGCGATCAGAACCAATTGCTAAGTGGGCAAAGGGAAATCGACGAACTCGGTGTCATGGAGGAGATTGCCCGTGACCCGAGCGTGTTGACGGTCGATTACTTGGACAAGAACCGCAATCGCCTGACGCCAGGCACGTACGTCAAGTTGTTGAAGGACACGGCGGACCCGAGCAAGATGGCGCAGGCTTCGGTCGATGCTGACCAGTTGGAATCAACGCTGGTGCGCAATGGGCTTGACACTCTGGCGTTTCCGATTTCCAAGGACAAGGATCAACTGCGTGCAAGCCTGCTGTTCCGCGACAACGTCAAGCAGGCCATTTCGTACGAGCAGACACGACTTGGTAGGTCGCTGAACCGTGATGAGAAGCAGCAAGTCATCGACACGTTGCTGCTGGACCGTGCGTTTGACGAGTACGGCGAAAGCAATGTCATCGCAGCCATGACACCAGAACAGGCATCTGAGGCATACGCCGACATCGTGGCCGAGATTCCCAAGAAACTGCAAGAACAAATTCGCGAAGTAATGAAGGCCAGAGGACAGGCGATCAACGAAGCCAACATGGCGATCTTGTACTTGGAGTATCAGCGAGAGCAAAAGGCAAAGCCATAATGCAGAACGAAGACACGCCATCGGAAGTCAATCCGTTCTTTGCCATTGCCGAACGGATGTCGAAGCCGCCGTCGTCTCCGACCATGCCGACCGACAATCCGTTCATGGACTTGGCGCCGTCGGTGAGCACTGTGTCGCAGCCGCCAGCGATTGGGTCGTTGTCAGCCGTCGCAGGCATCAACCCCGACCAGGCGGCAGAGGCCACGAAGTTGGGCACGCCTTTGGGAATTGGACAGGATCTGGCGCTGCGCAACATGGACGAGCTGCGCCGGCGGTCGATGGTCGCCAGCGTGCAACGCAGCGGGATGTTGCAGAACAACCCCCGCCTTGCGCAATCGCTGCTTGACCCGGTGTTCGCTGCACAGGCGCACGACGATTTGGACTCGTTGAACGCAACGTCAAACCTGTTCTACAAGGTTGCATCGGGCATCTTTGAAACACGGGCAGCCCTGCTCGGCGGCTGGGAACGTGGGTTCGGCACGGTTGAACGCGGTGAACTGCAATCGCGGAAGATTTTTGGTTCGGCAACTCCACTCGATGTTGCGCGTTTGGAATATCTCGAAAAACGTCTAGGCGACATGCCGCCGGGCGGCGTTGTGAGCATGACGGCTGAAGTCGTTGCCCAACAGTTGGCAACCGCTAGGTCTGTTGGCACGACGGCCCTGATTGGCGCTGCTGGGGGCGCAGCGTTTGGTGGCGGTGTGCCGGGTGCCGTAGCAGGGTTTCTTTCGTTTGGTGCAGCCGGTCTCATGGCGACCACTACGCAGACTGAGGCTGGCAACCTGTATGGCGACATGGTTGCCGAGGGTGTCGATCCCGACACGGCAAGATATGCAGCACTGACTGGCGGGTTGCTGAACGGCATCATCGAACTGGCCGGCGCCAAGATCGCCGCGGCCCCATTCAAGGCGTTGGCATCCAAACTTATGAAGGATGCCGTGAGTTCTGCCATTGCCAAGCCCACGACTCGCGCAGCGATGGCAATTGCAGGCAAGGAATACGCCAAGCAGGTTGGCACGGAAACCGCCGAGGAAATCGGTCAGGAACTTGTCGCCATTACCAGCGAGGAACTTGCCAAGGCATTTGACGGCGTCGATAGCGAAATGTCGTTGAAGAAGGCGATGTCGCGCATTGTTGACGCTGGCATTGCAGGATTCCAAGGCAGCCTCGTGTTGGGTGGTATCGGCCCGACCGCGAACTTCGTCGTTGACGTCAAGCGTGCAGACGCCGTCGCCAAGCAGCAGGAGTTCTTCGACGGCCTGGACGCAGCCAAGAGGGACGGAAAGCTTCCCAAGCGCAACCTCGACGCATACGAGGGTTTCCTCGCCCGGCAGGCCAAGGGTACGACCGCCGACACGGTTTACGTTGAGGCCGAGGCTGCGGCCCAAGTTCTCGCGCAAAGCGGACTGAGCGTTACGGAACTTGAGAAGGTGCTGCCCGGCATCCGCGAACAGTTGCAGAACGCGCTCGAGAACGGCGGTGACATCACGATTCCGACGGCGGTCTACGGAGCCAAGTTGTCGGGCACGCAGCTTGGTGACGCGCTGCGCCCGCATATGCGCCTGAGCCCGGAGGCTATGAGCGTTGCGCAGGCACAGGAGTTCAGCCGTAAGCGCGATGCGTTGCGTCAGGAAGCCCAGGCGGCTCTAGCCGAGCGGCAGGAAGCAGACGCCGCGTTTGTGGAGTCTGCCCAGAAGGTAGAGACGACCGTGGCCGAGCAGTTGCGCCAGACGGGCATGCAGGACATTGAGGTCCGCGCCAATGCTGAGCTGTTCCGCGACCTCGCCGTGACGCAGGCTGCGCGTATGGGAATCACGCCGGAGCAGTTCTACGAGCGATACCCGTATCGTGTTCGCGGCCCCCAGGCGGTGCAGGGGGGTCGAGTTCCGGAGGCGGCGGCTGTTGAAACGCCCATTGGCGACGAGCAGATCAATCTGATTCAAACGGAAATGGCACCTGCGACAGTTCAAGTGCAACAGGCAATTGATGCCAAGGCTATCGACGAGAAGCAGGGAAAGCAGGCTAAGGATTCGTTGCGCCGGATCAGCCGCGCAATTGAGAACAAGAACGCTGGTGAACTTGCGGCTGCTGTCTATACGGCAAAGACACGGAACATACCGCAGTTGGCAAAAGTCATTGCCGCTGCCGATAAAACGTTGGCGAGCCTAAGCGTTGAGGTTGTCGATCCGGTTGGCATGGAGTATTTGGAAGGAACAACAGAGTTGGAAGTCGTGGCGTTTGAGCCTTATCAGGAAGGGCAAACCAACGAAGCAACCCATGTTGTCCGCACGCTTCAACCGATTGTGCGCCAAAATGGTCAGATCATCCAACGCGGCCAAGTTGTGGTGCGCGAGGGCAGTCCTCAATACCTTGCACGCCAAGAGCAAGTGCAAGAAGCCAAGAAGGCGGAAATGCGTGCACGGCTTGTCGGTGCGCAGCAGCCTCTTGAGCAGGCGGCCCGCATCGACGCCGACTACCTCGACGCCGTCGAGCGCGGCGACATGGAGACGGCGCAGCGCATGGTGGACGAGGCTGCGAGGGCCAGTGGGTACACAATTCCCGTGTACCACTTCACAAGGTCAGATGAGCCATTCACATCGTTCGATCTTGCGCGGATGCAAAGTGGACCAGGCATTTGGCTCACCAGCTCGCCAGAGGGTTGGTATGGCCGGCGAATGGATCTTTATCTCAATCCCGGCAAGATCAAAAACGTCAAGTCACAGTTCGATAGAACATGGCGCGAGGGGGAGTTGAGTATTGAGGGAATTCTTGAGGGCGATCTGGAAACAATCTCGCAACAGAACATCAATACCCTTCGCAACACCAAAGATTACGATTCGACGTTCTATGTAGCGACCCGTCCCGAACAGGTGAAGTCTGCCGACCCGGTTGTGTACGACGAGGCCGGCAACGTCGTCCCGCTCTCGCGCCGCTTCGACATCACAAGCCCCAAGGTGTTTGAGCAGGCGGCGATGTTTGAGCAGGCTCCCGTTAGCCCAGGCTTCTACTCCGCGCTCGCCAAGTCAGTCGATGCCATCGACGCCAAGAGCCTTGCGCCGTCCGGGTGGAAGGAGCGGATCAAGGGACTCGTCAACAAGGGCGAGGTCAAGCAGGACGAGGTTGACTGGAGCGGCCTGACGGACTGGCTCGACATGCAGGAGGGCAAGGTCACGAAGGAGGCCGTGGCCGAGTTCCTCAAGAACAACGGCGTGCGCGTGGAGCGCGTGCAGCTTGGAAAGACGTTTTCGGGTTTGGTCAAAGAATTGACCACTGAGTACGACCGCGCCGACGCCGAGTTTCAGGCTGCAAAGGAAGCAAGGAGACTTGCATCCGAGGGTGCAGACGATGTTGCGCTCAATGCCGCAGAAGATCGATTTATTCAAGCACGGCGAGCTAGAGCCGAGGTGTCTAACCGACTTTCAGAGGCAGAAACGGCTGCTAATACTCCAAGCGGCGAAACGAAATTCGGCCAATACACGCTCCCAGGCGGCACGAACTACCGCGAGGTGCTGATTACGCTTCCCCAGATTGATCGAGTCATTGCTGAAACAGCTGAAACATTGCTGAAACGCGGTTGGAAAGTAGAACAAACATACGACGAGCTATATGACGTTACCAACGCATTTATTTACGACGAGAAAGGCAATCGTGTAACTGCCGTTTCAAATCGTCGCGGACGTTATTCCGATGCCGATCTTTTGCGGGAACAAGCCGTATTGCGACGTCAACGTCAACAACGAGTTTCCAAACAACAAACTTATAAAAGTCCGCATTGGAACGATCCAAACGTTCTTGTCCACTTCCGACTGAACGACCGCGTCGATGCGGAAGGCAAGCGCGTGCTATTCGTTGAGGAGATTCAGAGCGACTGGGGGCAGGCTGGGCGAAAGAAGGGTTTCAAGGGCCGCATGACCGTTGCCCAAATACAAGAGGCAGCAGATCAAGATCGACGGCGTTTTTATTCAGGTATGGGCGACATGTCGCAAGAAGAATGGTCTGCGCTGTCAGAGCGCGTGCGGCAATGGGACGAACAAGAGAATGCCGCGAAGTTTGCTGTTCCGCTTGCTCCGTTCGTCGAAACCACGGACGGCTGGCTCAACCTCGGCCTGAAGCACATCCTGCTTGAGGCTACGCAGGGCAACTACGACCTCGTGGCGTTCGTCAATGGCGAGCAAAGCGCCAAACGCTACAACCTAAGCAAGCAGGTTCGCGAGATTTCGTGGACCGGATACGACTCGCGTGGCGCGACAAAGTTGGTCACCATCACGCCGCTTCAAGGAAATCTTATTGAGATTCCAATTGATGATCGTGGCGTTGCCGTTTCCACCGGAAGCCAGTTCGATGGCAAGCCGCTTGACGAGATTTTGCCGAAAGAAATTGCCGAGCAGGTCATGGCAGAGCGCAGCGGCGACATCCGAGGCGACAACCTGAAGATCGGCGGTAAGGGGATGCTTGAGTTCTATGACAAGATCGTCCCGGCAGCGATTACCAAACTCCTCAAGAAGTACGGCGGTGAAAAACTCGGTGCAATTGCAACACCTGTTCCAATAAAGACGCTAAAAACCGGACAATTCAATTTTCAAAACCAAGAAGATGCTGACGCGTTTTTTAATCAACTAGACATCTTGGGGTTTCGACAGCTTGGTGCGCCACTTACTTGGCGTAAATTTGATCGACCTGGTGTTGGATTCGCAAGTGTTGATGCTGAGACGTATGCCATATTCAGTAGAACTGCAGCCGAATTTGGCGGAATTGAGCAAATCAAAAAAGTTGAGCGCATTGAGTCGGTACCACAGCAGCAGCCTAGTTTCACCGTCACGCCAGAGATGGTAAAGAAGTTGGAGTCTGGCCTTCCGCTATTCCAAGCGGCCCGCGCCCCACGTGGTGACTTCGACCCATCCAAGCTGATGACAACGCTCCGCGAGGGGCGTGACTTCAGCACATTTGCGCACGAGACAGCGCACTTCTACCTGACCATCCTTGCCGACATCGCCCGCAGCGCCACAGGGCCGGAGCAGACGAAGGCGGACATGGACGCCCTGTTGTCGTGGTTCGGGATTGAAGGAGCCACGCCGGCGGAACGTTTGGCGAAGTGGTCGAGCCTGACCATTGACCAGCAGCGCCAGTACCACGAGCAGTTCGCGTACTCGTTTGAGATTTACCTGCACGAGGGCAAGGCGCCGAGCGTGGAGATGCAGTCGCTGTTCAACCAGTTCGCCGCTTGGTTGAAGCGTGTGTACAAGTCGATCCGCGACGAATTGAACGCGACGTACAAGGCGCAGTTTGGTCGTGACCTGCCGATGATGAACAGCGAGATCCGGCTTGTCATGGACCGCATGCTGGCGACCGACGAGCAGATTGCCCGCGCCCAGGCCGTGCGTGGGATGAAGGTGATGTTCCAGACGCAGGAACAGAGCGGGATGCCGGATGCTGAATGGGCTGCCCTCAAGATCCTTGAGCAAGAAGCGACCGACGCGGCGACGGCGGAACTCACGAAGGCCACGCTCAAGGAGTTGCAGTGGTACGGCAACGCGCAGAGCAAGTACCTGCGCGAGATGCAATCCAAGCACGACCGCGCCCGCAAGGAGATCCGTGAGGAGGTTTCGGCTCAGGTGCAGTTGGAGCCTGTGTACCGGGCGATGGAACTGTTGAAGCGCGGGGTCGTGCGGTCAGATACGGGCGAGACGGCCACCGCGGCTGGGATCTCCAAGCTCGATCTTGCGACCGTCAAGGCGATTATGCCGGCAGATTTCGACCCGGCCAGCCTGAAGTACGGCAAGTACGGCATGGTGCAGGAAGGCGGTCTGCACCCCGACATTGTGGCCGATGTGTACGGGTTCGGCAGCGGCGTGGAACTCATCAACGCCCTGCTCGCCGCCAAGCCCATCAAGGACGAGATCAACGCCCGCACCGACCAGCGGATGCTGGACGAGAACTCCGACCTGGCGACCCCGGAGGCCCGTCAGGCAGCCGTGGACATGGCGATCCACAATGATTTCCGCGCTCGCATCATTGCGGTCGAGCAGCGGTGGCTGGAGAAGAGCACCCGTCCGGTCAACGACATGTTGCAGGCGGCCCGTCAGGTCGCTCAGGACATCATCGGCGATGTCGTTATCCGGACTCTCAATCCGAGGCGCTACGAGGCCGCTGAAGCCGAGGCTGCGCGGACGGCCACCACGGCCTACCGGGAGCCGCAAGACCGTGTAACGGCGGGACGGGCCGCAGAAACGAGGGCTTACAACGAAGCCATTGCTGCGGGTCAAACTCCATTCGAGGCAACCGTAACGTCTACACAGGCCGGCGTGGAGGCCAGTGTCAAGGCTACGGAGCGTCTTGAGGAGTTCCGCGCCACGTACGGCGGACGGGAGCCGGCTGAGGTTGCCCGCCGCGCCAAGCGCCAGCAGCTCGTCCAGAACCAGTTGGCCCGCGAGGCCATGCTGGCGCGGGAGGAGATCGCCGCCGCCGGCAGGGACTTCCGCAAGTTCTTCCGGTCGGACGAGAAGTTGGCGAAGACCCGCGACATGGCGCCGATCATGGCGGCCCGGGCCATCCTGTCGTACTACGGGTACGGCAAGCGTGGCGAGTCGCCAGCCCAGTACCTCGACCAGTTGCGCACCTACGCGCCCGAGCTGTACGACCAAATCGCGCCCATCGTGCTGAAGTCGTTGTCGGGCACGGCGGACTACCGCGACCTGACCGTGACTGAGTTCCGGGTGTTGCGCGACACGGTGCAGGCGCTGTGGGCGCAGGCTCGTCGGGACCGCCAGATCACCGTCGAGGGCGAGCGTGTGGCGCTCGACGTTGTTCTGAAGGAACTGACTGATCGGTTGGAGACCATCGGTGTCGGCGAGCGCGTCGGCCAGCGCCAGGCGCCCGGACCAATTGATCGGGCCAACCGAACGCTTTTGACGGCTGCTGCCCTTGCTACTCGTGTTGAAACGTGGGCAGACACACTCGATGGCATCGGTGGCCCGGGACCATTCACGAAGTATTTGGTACGCCCCGTATTGCAGGCCGTGGACCGATTCAAGGTGGCACGCAACAACTACGTGAAGCGATTTGTTGATCTATTGAACACACTTGAATTGCCGGTCGGCAAGATCGCTGCACCGGAACTCAACTACACGTTCGGTAACGGAAACGGCGGTATCGGAAAGGCCGAACTGCTCGGAGCCCTGATGCACACGGGCAACGAGAGCAACTACAGGAAGTTGTTGCTCGGTCGTGGCTGGGGTGAGCTCGACGCCGACGGCAATCTGGACGACAGCAAATGGCGGTCGTTCGTCAACCGGATGATCGCCGAGGGCAAGTTGACGAAGGCGGACTACGACTTCGTGCAGTCGATTTGGGATCTGCTTGAGGAAATCAAGCCTATTGCCCAGCGGGCTCACTTCGAGATGTACGGCTACTACTTCAAGGAGATCGAAGCTACTGAGGTCGTGACGCCGTTCGGGACGTACCGGGGCGGCTACGTGCCTGCTGCCACCGACAAGTTCATGGTGCAGGACGCCCGCGTCAAGGACGGCATTGACGAACTGGAGGCCGATTGGCGGAACTCGTTGCCGTCTACCGGGGCTGGATTTACAAAGAGCCGCGTGGCTGGGTACAACGAGGCTCTGTCGCTCGACCTGAGCGTAATTGCCTCGCATACCGACTCCGTACTGCGATTCAGCATAATTCAGCCGGCAGTAAAGGACGCAAACAAGCTCCTCACGAATCGTGAGTTCAAGGCATTGTTGGCACGATTCAATCCTGTTGCGTATGAATCGATGCTAAAGCCGTGGCTTATCCGTACGGCACGTCAACAGGCAGCAATGCCGGGAATGTTCAAGGCGCTTGACCGGGGTTTGAACGGATTGCGCAAACGCGCAGCCCTGTCCATTTTCGTCGGCAATTTCCGCAACGCAATCTCGAACGCCACGGGTTGGTTCCCGGCAAGTTTGAAAGTACAGCCAAGGAACCTGAAATCTGCGTTCTTGGTGTATATGGGCGACCGGGGTGGCACTACAAAAACCATCACGGAGCTGTCTCCGTTCATGGCAGAGGTGTTGCAGAGTCAGATGTTTGAACTGCAAACAACGATGAATGACATTCTGTTGAACCCAAGCAAATATCAGAAACTCCAGCAATGGTCAGAACAGCATGGTTTGTTCGCCCAGCGTGCAGTTCAGAACGTAGTGAGCATTGTCACCTGGCTTGCTAAGTTCAACCAAACAATCGTAGAGATGAAGAAGCAGGGCGCGTCGGAAGCAGAGGCCCAAACGGAAGCCGTCGCGCAGGCCGACTCTGCTGTGCGCCAGACACAGGGTAGCCAAACACCAGAGAGCATTTCGGCATTTGAGTTTGGAACTCCGTTCTATCGCACGTTCACGCAATTCGGTGGATGGGGAAACACGATGGCGAACCTCAATGCTGGCGAATGGGTGAAGACCGTTCGTGATTTGGGTTGGCGTAGCGGCAAGAGCAGATTGATCTATATCTACCTCATGGGCGTCATGGTGCCCGCGATGGTGGAAGATGCAATCAAGCGCACGTTCAACAGTGACTGGGATCCAGAAGACGATGAAACGTATCTGGACGTGTTCTTGGACTGGTTCTTCGGCAGCCAGGCTCGATATGTTGCCGGCCTAATCCCGTTTGGTGGAGCCATTACCACGGCCCTGACGGCTGGCTTTACGGACAATACGTGGGACGACCGCATGCTGACGAGTCCGTCCATTAGCGTGCTTGAGGCATCTACGGTTGGCACGTCCAAGGCTGTGGTCGCCATATTCGACGAAGACAAGGATATAACCGGCAGGAATGTGCGCGACGTGCTCACCATGCTCACCACATTCACCGGCATCCCGGTGTCGGCGCTCGGTCGCCCCGCCGGATATCTGATCGACGTTGAACGCGGCGAGATCGAACCCGAATCGACCTACGATATGATCCGGGGGATGATTACGGGCACCGCCACGCCGGAGAGCAAGCGATGACGATTAGCAGCACGACGCGAATCGCCGGGCCGTTCATTGGTAATGGGACCGCCAGCGCGTTCCCGTTCACGTTCAAAGTCTTCGCTGCCACGGACTTGGACGTCATCAAGCTGACCGTCAGCACGGGCACCGAGAGCACGCTGGTGCTCACGACCGACTACACGGTGACGCTCAACGGCGACCAGAACAGCAACCCAGGCGGCACGGTCACCCTGACCGCCGGCGCACTGGCGTCGGGATTCACGCTGACGATCACCTCGGACATCGCCAACCTCCAGCCCACCGACCTGACGAATCAGGGCGGGTTCTACCCAGAGGTCATCACCGACTCGTTGGACCGAGCCACGATCCAGATCCAGCAGATCGCCGACATCGGCGACCGGACGCTGAAGATCCCGATCTCGGACGGCACGCTCAACATGGAGCTGCCGACGAAGACTGAACGCGCCAACACGTTTCTGTCGTTTGACGCCAACGGTCTGCCGTCGGTGGTGACGGCTGGCTCGAGCGGTGCACCGGCCACGATCACGCGGCAGGTGTTCAGCGGCACGGGCTCGCAGACGGTGTTCACGCTGGCAAGCGACCCCGGTGCGCTTGGCAACAGCGCCCAGGTCTACATCGGCGGCGTGTACCAGCAGCGCAGCACGTACACGATTGCCGGCACGACGCTGACGTTCTCGGCGGCTCCGGTTGCTGGGACCAACAACATTGAGTTCGTGAACTTCCTGACGAGCAACCTTGGCGCGATCAGCGCGGACCTCGTCACCTACACGCCGAGCGGTACGGGCGCGGTCGCCCGCAGCGCGGCAAGCAAGTTCGGTGAAACGGTCAGCGTGAAGGACTTCGGCGCGGTCGGCGATGGGACAACGGATGACACGGCAGAAATTCAGGCGGCACTTGACGCAGTTCCGGCCGTCGGCGGATGCGTGTACTTCCCGGCAGGTACATATGTCGTGTCAGCGCCACTCGTCGTTGACTCAAACACCGTCCTAGTTGGCGACGGAATGTATGTGTCCAAGCTGTCTGCAACCACGGCATTTACGTCATCGCAGGCAATGGTCTACGCGAATGCCGAGAACAACATCACTATTGAGGATCTCGGATTCTTCGGCAACACGAACGGAACGCTCGGCGCTGGCACCGGAATTCACTTGAAGAACGGCACCAGGAACCAGGTTCGGAACTGTTACGTTGAGAACACCACGCAAGCAGGCATCCGTTACGAGGAGCAGAACACGGGGATCATTGAGTCGTGCGTTCTGCAAGCGTGTGGCCGAACCGGATATACGGACAACCACGGCGTGATGGTTTACTCGGATGCTGCATCTGCCATCCAGACATACTCCATTAAAGTCTTGTCGAACACAATTGCGACATCGTTCAGGAAGGGAATCACGACATTCTCCAATCTGTCGCTGTATGACCTTTTGATTTCAGGGAATACCGTTACTGGTTCTGGTCTTGGCAATATCTACATCGGCGGCGACGCAGGGTCAACGCATGACAAAATTCGTGTCGTTGGAAACTATTGCGAATCAGCGCCAGTAAATATCCAAATTGGATCGACCAGCAATTCTGTGGTCGATGGAAACAACTGCGACAACAATTCCGGCAGCTCAAATATCGGGTTTGTCAATTCAACCGATTTGGTGATCTCAAACAACGTCGTGCAGAACTCTGCCGTACACGGGATCACTTTCGTTGCGGCTGCCGGCCAGCGGAACGAGCAGATCGCAATCATTGGCAACATTGTCCGCAATAGCAATCGAACTACTGCTGGGTTTGGAGCTGGTATCAGAATTGACGATACTGATGTCGCGCTCGTGGCATCCAACATTGTCGTCGATGATGCCGCCACAACTCGCCAGACTCATGGAATTGTGGACGCATCGACCAACACGAATGTTTCGATCACGGACAATGTTGTCCTGAACGCAACATCGGCTCCATATCTGATCCAAACGACCACGGCAATGGTGTCTGCAATCAATCCAGGAACGACGTTTGAGTTCCGTGGCGGCCTGATTACAAGGCAAGCAGACACGGCATTGGTGAATGGAAACAACAATAACGTCGTCATTCCATCCCAGTGCGGCGTAATGCGAATTACTGGGCCAACTGGCGCCTATAGCATTACTGGAATTGCTGGTGGCTCACTTGGTCGTGAACTTCTCATCGTCAATGACACGGCGCAAACGTTGACTCTTGAGTTTAATGACGCTGCAAGTTCTGCCGGCAATAAGCTTTATCCAACTGGTGGAGCGGATATGTCCGTTGGTTCGTATGCATCAAAGCGGTTGGTGTATTCAACAGTCAACGGTGCGAACTTTTGGGTGACGCCATGACCTCCACCCACACCGAAGAACTGTTCCTCGCCTGACGGACTCCAACCATGCCCATGACCAAGCCAACCTCTGAACAGGTCACCTTCCTCGCAGCCGGCACCGGCGCGACCCAGCGCACTGCGCTCGACAAGCTCCGCGATGTCGTGAGCGTCAAGGACTTCGGGGCGGTAGGCGATGGCGTGGCGGATGACACGGTGGCAATTCAGGCAGCATTGACCGCTTCGGCAGGCAAGAGCGTCATGCTGTCTGGATCATTCAAGATCACGGCGGCGCTGACGATCCCGGCCAACACGGAGGTGTATGCGAACCCTGGTTCTGCGACGATCACGCAGGTTTCCGCGAACACCAATGCATTCACCATCACGACCAGCAACGTCACGGTGTATGGGCTGTCCATCGTTGGCACGCAAAGCGGAACCGGCGTTGCGATCCAGGCAACTGGATCGACGAACTTGTCCATTCGCAACTGCACGATCAGGCAGTGGAGTTTCGGGACGAGGTTGTCCGGATGCTCCAACTACGACATCGTCGAGAACAGGTTCTATGCAGGAAGTTACGACCAGGTTTCGTCTGCCGACATCTTCGTATATGGATCTTCTGGTTCTCCAAATCGGCGAGGCGTGATTCATGGGAACTATTGCCTGTCGAACACGCAGTCTGGAATCAGCGTCGATCTCTTGGCTGGAGACAGGGAAACCATCATCTCGAACAACGTGGTTGTGACATGCAACGATGACGGAGCGACAGAGCGACTTGCTGCCACGAACTACAGGCGAAACGGAATCATCGTTGGTTACAACAACGGCGCAGAAAACCGCGCCGTTGTTTCCGCAAACATCGTGCGGAACATTCCGTATGCAGGCATCTACATTGGAGCCGGTGCCGGACTTCCTGCCGGTGACGTGACGGTGGTCGGGAACCTGATTTCCGAATGCGGATTCGGGACGCTGTATCCAAGCGATGTCTCGCTTCGTGCCGGAATCCTCTACACGGGCGGAGGCAACGATTCGATCACCGCAAACACGGTGCTGAATTGCACGACAACCGGAATCAAGCTGGCATCAAGTTATGCGTTCAGTTCAGGTGACGCGCCGCGTCCGGTGGTTTCATCAAACAATGTATTCGGGACAGATGGGGTCGGGATTTTGCTGACCAACAAGCCATACGGTATTGCGGTGATCGGGAACAGAATCTCAAACAGCACCAGTCACCCGATTCAAACATCAACCACGAATAACCCTTCAGACATCGGCAATCTGTACATTTCCGGAAACCACATTGAGCAGGTTGTTGCCGTTGGTCTTGAGATCGACATGGTCCACAGCACGACGTACCACAACTACGTCAGCAACAACAAGATCATCGGCGTGGATAACACGACCAATGCCACTTCCAACAGCGGAATGCGGGTTCGAGGTGCCGTTGCCGTTCATGGCAACCACGTAGAAAAGTTCTACTATGGATTTTACTACAACGAAACTGGCAATGCCAGGGATTTGTCATGGCGTTGCGCTAACAACTACATCAAGGACTGCGCGGTCGGAATCGTTGGAGGCCAAGGAACCGGAACTAGGATTGCCGAAGGCAACCAGTTTGCATCCGTTACGAGCAACCATTCAGGCTGCTTCGATGGCTTCATTGACAATGCTGTTGTTCGCATTTCGGCTTCGGCAGCACCTGCCGCAAACACCTGGGCTATTGGGGATCATGTCAGAAATTCAGTTCCAGCAATCGGTTCTC